ATACTGATTGAAACGCCATTCCTGTATCAGTGCTGTACCAACTCTACCGTCGCTGAAAGTGTTCGGATTGCTTGTACCATCATCTAATCCAGTAGGCAAATAACTAGCAGGAATTCGTAATCCTCTGAACAACTTATTCGTAAAGAAATGCAAGTCAGTTATTTCACCTAGATTTGATCCACCTGCCAGGGTATCAACTTTACTTCCTCTGCCATCAGCAGTTTGAGGGAAGAAATAGTCTTCGTTTGTTGACAGTGGATTATAGGTAGCATCCATCATATTCTGACCACCACCTGCCTGTGTTGGAATTCTACGTTGATGTACTTCGTTTTTAACTCGCTCAACGAAAGCCATAGCCATATGACTAGGCATGTTGCCTACATCTATGTAAAAAATTCTACGTTCCGGTGCACGCTGCACACGATAAATGATAATAGCATCCTCAAGTAATTCTTTTTGCTTGAATACTTTGAACACATTTTCTAGAACACTGTTACCAAATGGCCAACTGAAATCAAGACCTTCAGTTAAACTTAAATGAACTACATGTTCTGCATTTATCGCTTGTTCATTTTGCGCTTTACTGAATCTAGTGCCACCACTGTACGGTGTTTTAGGCTGTATATAGGCTCCATTTGGTCCACCTACTTGTGGATGATTAACACTTACATCACTACTGTTTAATGCAGTGGCTGTCAAGTTTTCAAAATTAGGTGCCAGTTCTTTGACAATGTATTGCTCTGGCTTTTTACCTTCTGCTTCGTTTACGATGACTTTGACAACTTTACTCATCTCTACCCAGAATAATTTGAATGTTTCTGGATCACGAATAAAGACTTGATCACCGTACTTTATGGTGTTTCTGAAAATTTTAAATATACGTTTGTTTAGTTCGTTTAAACTTACCCATTGAACTAGTTGTTCTTTGATTATTTTTATTTCGTTATCAGTAGGCTTTTCTTTCCATACGAATTGAAATGCGGTTCCATTTTCTTGATTTATTTGAGTACTAAATTCGCTCAATATATCAAGTGCTGCATTAACTTCACTGTCTTGATCCATCTGCTCATATTGATTATATCTCTCAATACGATTTGGATGACCTATATAGACTTCAGGTAAATTACTTTGATAATTTCTATATGTAAAATGGTTGCCAGTAGATCCATTTATCGGACTAACAGATCCAGATAAATTAGCAACACGAAAATATTTTTTCCAGGTCATGAATAATCCTCTAACTATTTATGTAGGTATTTTATCTACTGCTCTTTTAATTTCACCACCTTGATTATTCAGTGCGGTAGTTAAATCTTTCATCATTGTTTCTTGATTTTGCATATATTCAGCCATAGATTGAAAAATTCGTGCAGAATCGGCATTAGATATTGAAGATTGATTGCTGTCTGAATTTGTTTGAGTGTTGGTACTTTGAGATGAAGGTGTCTGATTGGAATTTCCAAACAACGAAAACGAGTCCCGTTGCTCTTCTCTTTTTCTTTGTGCTTCTCTTGCTAATTCGGTTGCTGATATTAATTTATTTTCCAAATTTGTAATTTGCTGTCTCTGTATTCTAATTTGTTCATCAAAATAACTTGTATCTTCACCTCTAAGAATTGCTTGTTCTTTATCTGATTCCAATGCCACTAAATCTCTTTTTGAACTCTCTAATGTAAATGCTACTCTATTAGCCCCAGTTTGCGTCTGTGCCACGTTGGTTCTGTCTTTATTAAATTCAAGAATTGCTGTAACAATTTTATCTAAACCATCTACCGCTTTACTCATTGTATTTGTTATAGAAACATTTAGATTTGCAAATTGAGAAAACTTTTCTCCAGCTTCATCTATCATTAAACTATTCAATTTTACTGCCAAGTTTGACTGTGCTGCATAAATGCTATTTACTGATGTAACAAAACCCCCAGTAGTATTTTTCAGTGCTGTAGTTTGTTCAGCAAAAGTTTTTATATCATCAGCCACACCTTTTAATCTAGTCTTGTTTTCATTCAAATCTGTTAAAGTATTGTTTAAATTTTCAATAACTGACGCTGAAATATAACCTGCTTGTTTTATATACAAAATATCACCCATAGATTGAGTAAGTTTAGCAGATTCTGTGGCCATATCAGCGGATGCTTTTCCCAAAGATTTATTAAATTCCTCGGGTGATTTTCCTAAGTCTTTTGCTACATCTCTCATAGATGCAGTTATTCCTGGAGCCACCGCTTCTAGTTCTAAATACGCTTTACTTATTGGCTCTAAACCTCTAGACTGAGCAAGAACTAAGTCCTGCATAGCCGCTCTTGCGCCTTCTGGAATAGTTTGCATCAACTTATCAAAGTTGTCCTTCTGAGTTCGTGACATATTTGCAAGCATTCCCTGTGTAGCAGCATTTCTAGATCTTGCTTCAATTTCTGCTTTTATTTGTTTGCTACTTTTGCCTGTCAAAGCACTAATTTCTTTTAATTGATACAAATATGCTTTGGTTCCCTCAATGTTTTCAGCACTGAGTAAGTTTTCACTAACACCACGACGTTGTTCCATGGCCAAATAATCTGCTAATTCATCACTCAAATTAGCAAAACCACCGTATAATGTTACCAACTGTGGACCAAGATCGTTTCTTGCTGCTTTAGCAACACGCTCCAATGCACCAGCAGTGCCACCGCCAAGTAATGCTAAATTTTCAGCATTTTGTTGAGCAATTTTAGCCAGCATTTCTAATGGCATGTTTGTTTCAGTAATAATTCTGTTCATATTTGCCATACTACCGCCGAAGGTAATACCTACTGTACTTAATCCATTAAATGCTTGTATGACTTTTTCACCTTGCTCAAGATATTGAGTAGCAATTGTTGTTACAACTTCAGTTAGATGTTCTAATGCTCCTCCTAAAAATTCACCAATTGCAGTGCCAATTTTGCCACCAGCCGCCATTCCCATTGGTCCAGTAAATGCCCCAGCTATAGTAGTTCCGAGTATTCCTCCCAGTTCTGGCAAAACTTTCGCCGATTTCGTTATAGTACCAGATAAAAAATTAAGAGCAGGTGTCACTGAAGTCATAACACCTCCCGCGCCTGCAACAGAATCAGCAGTACTAATAATTCCAGTTGTAAAATCTTTCAAAGTATACGCTGCCGTTTTTAATGCTTGATCCTCACGATCTCTAGCACTCAGAGCACCACGAATAGCATCAGTTTCTGCGTTTTTTGCATTAGTTAGAGTCGCAGTAGCATTAGCAGCAGATAATAGGGCTCTAGCGACTGATTCTGCTTGAGGTCCTACTAATCCAAGTCTACTGATTAATTCCTGTATTGCTTGATCTGCATCTGCTGCCATAATTTATATATGTCCATTTTTTGTGATAAGTACATATATTTAGCATAATCCAATATGAACGAACAAACAGAAAATCCATTAAAAAAATATTATCGTCAACCACAGATGTATATTAAATTACCCAGCAAAGGTGAATGGTGGCCAGAGTCTAGTTTATCTAGAACAGTAACTAATGAATATCCAGTATTTGCAATGACAGCCAGAGATGAATTAGCACTTAAAACACCAGATGCGTTGCTCAACGGGCAATCAACGGTAGATGTCATACAAAGTTGTGTTCCAAATATAAAAAATGCATGGCATACTCCAGTTTGTGATATAGATTACATATTAATCGCCATCAGATTAGCAACATATGGTAATGGTATGGATTTTGTTAGTTTATGTCCACACTGTAAACATAAAAATGAACATACACTTGATTTACAAAATTTGTTGGATAAATTCTCATCTGTTCCTAGTTGGAACAAGACAATACATGTAAATGATTTGATAATCACTTTAAAGCCTGAAACATACAAAACATTTAATAATAGAAGTATCAAAACTTTTGAAGAACAAAGAGTATTACAAGTAATAAATCAAGGCGGTTTAGATGAAAAAGAAAAACTAGACAAATTTAAAGAACTATTCAAAAATCTACTAAAATTAACAGTTGAACAAGTTGCCGGTAATATTAATTACATAAAATTAGATGCTCACACAGTAGTTGATAATGAAATGTTCATAAATGAATTCTTTCAAAATTGTGATAGAGAAGTTTGGAATAAAGTTAATGACGCAATTAATGAAATTAAATCTAATGTACCTACTAGTAAAATAGATTTAAAATGCGAGTCATGTACTGAAGATTATCAAACACCACTAGTATTTGAGATGTCAAATTTTTTCGCTTAACGCTTTTGACTCTAAACAATGAGGAAGTAATCAAACTACTGAATGATTACGACCGAGAGTCAAAGGCGTTAAGAAAATACATATATAAACTAGTTTGGTATATGCGAGGTGGAGTGAACCTTGATCAGGCATTTGAGATAGGTTTCCAGGACAGAGAAATAATCAATAAAATCGTAGAAGAAAATATTGAAAAATCAAACGAAACTGGTCATTTATTGATTTAATTCTTTTTCTTCAATGTCACAGCATATCAATGAAGTGTGCTTCGCACACTCATATCGTCTTCGTTAATCTTAAGTCGCTATCGCTCCTACGATTAACTTGACGATTTTTTTTAAAGAATAATTATTAACCAAGTAGAACAGATACCATTCATCTAGATTACTGCCTCTCTTTCGCCCACGAAGGGCGAAAAAAAATCATAGTATTTCTACTATGAAGTGGGGTGTTTTCATCTGAGTTGACCACCACACAGCATCAGGACTACAACAACATCTGTGTTTTGACACACAGGAAATGTAACGCAGGCGGTTATCCGGTACCTACTCATCCAGTCTTTCTTACAACGGCGGGCTATATCAATGATGCTGTCCTTCGATATAACCGTGTGATATCACTATCACGTCTTTTTACCCATAAAACCTGTTCAAACAATCAAACCGCGGGATTGGCGATCTTCGTCCTGTAAAGGATAGTGATTGAGTTCTTGGTACAGCGCCAAGGTTTCCGTCCCTGCGACCCGAGGTCCAGGTTTAGAGCATCCGAATTTGGGCCGATGCTAGCCATACACTGTTTGAGATTTTGCCTGTAGATGTCGCAGTTTGCGGTGCGTCGCTATAATAATCTTGGTGTGAATTAAATCTTTAATTTACGAACCTTGACCGATATCCATTCGTTATACCAGTCATCACTAAGCAAAACATCATAATCAAATTGATATTTTGCCTCGTAATAATTTAATTCATTTTTTGAATAACAGTACCTTAATATTTCTCTTTTAAAATTTTCTGAGCCTAAGTTTTTTACTTCTTCTGATAATACCGTGTTTGAGCCATAATAAATTTGCCAGTCACTATCAATTTCATACCTAATTTTTGATTTCTTTTTAGTACCGTTTTTGAGCCTTGATGTTTTTAATCTTATTTTTTTAAACTTTGATAATTTTTTGCCTATATATTTTCGTCCAGACAACTTGTTGGTTATCATATATACAAACCCAACTACATTGTCTGGTAGTGTTTCAATATTCTTGTCTTCAAAAAGCCACGTCACATACTATTTATGACGGTAAAATGTTCAATTAATTTTTTACCACCTCAACGTCAGAACTATATCGTGTGAAGCCACTTTCTTTTACTACGTACATTATATTATTAACTCTACTCAATAATTCATCTTTATGGCTAATTAACCATACAGATTTACCACCGGCACGTGACATTTTTTTCAAAATCTTTAATGAGTTTTCTACACCAGCACTGTCCATGCCAGAGTCAACTAATTCATCAATGAATAATAAATTGATTGGTTGATATAAACTTTCCCATACATCACGGAATGCCCAACTTAAACTCAAAATAAGCCTGTTCCTTTCACCACGACTCAGTGAATCAAAGTCTAGTTCTCGTCCCAACTCCTCAATACTGACAGACAAATCGTTGTTGAACTTGACAGTGTGTGGTAGTTCAATGTCGTTTAGATAAAAAGCCAATCTAGCATTCAAGAAGTTCAAATTCTGATCTATAATCTGCTTACGGATGAAACTATCCTTATTGGTTAACAGTTTAAGCAAAAATTCTTGATGATCACGAACTTTCACTAACCCATTAATCAAGTCATAGGAAATTTCCTCTATACCATCCTTTTCCATCTCAGCAATCTGATCAGCATAAGGATCAGACTCTGACTTTTTAGTTTCTATCTGCGTAAGTAGATGATCTAAACTGCTCTTGTGAGTTACCGCTTCACTTTCT